GCCTTCACACGTTCCGCTTGACGCTCGAACCAATCCATCGCAGGTTTCGGATTCAGAGGGTTGATGCCCCACAGATAGAACGCAACTGCACCAGGTCCGGGAAACTGGTCATTGTCTGGATCAGAGTTCTTCGGAGCTTGAAGGTCTACCAGGTGTCTTGCTCCCCAAGCGTTTGCACGAATGACTTTGTCTTCGCTGATTCTTCCCGCAGCCATGTCACGGGCTTCACGAACAGTTCTTGCCACAAGACCATCACCAGCAAGTCCTTGCCCGTAATAGTCCAAACCTTTGCGGGCAGCCGAACGAATGTAGACCGGAACATCGAACGAGAGTTGTCGGTAGATGTTGATGCCTGGGTCGTAGTAGTAGGCATCTTCACCGCTGATGTCGCCGGTCTGAACAGTTTGGCCTGGATTGTCATTCGGTGACCCTTCTACTTCCTCCCAAGCGTTGCAGTAGTAAGCGGGTGAAACCAACGCATCCCAACGCTTGCAATAGAAGTTCTTGTAGTAGCCGCAGTTGCCGCAGTTGTGATTCGCGGGGACGTCGGCTGATGAAGCCGGACGATAGTTGTCAGGTAGCCCGGATTCCTCCTCGGATTCTTCCTCGTGATTTTCGTGGTCCTCCATCTCGTAGAGACCATTACGTTCTCCGCCAGGTTCCAAGTCCTCGGCAATCGACACAGCCACCATCTGATCTATCGCAGCTTGTTTGGTGGCATGACAACCGATGACTTCACCGTCTTCCTTGATGGTTGCCCAACCTGAACAATCAGGTGAAGAGTCGGTGATGAAGTACGGCATTACTGCTGCTGCTTCAAGAAACTGATTGAATGACCTGATTTGGTCGACACCGCATACAGAACTTCACCCGGATACAGGACGAAGTCAACGTGTTCAAGTTTTTTCAGAACCATCCCAGTGCTGGTCGTGACAGCAGAACCGCCAAGATACACCGAATCCGTGTTGTCGTCGTTATGAATCATCAACCTGAACGGCATCTGCGCCGTCGCGTCAATCGCCGTTGCCGCCGTACCAACCGAAACCTGACCGCTGCTAATCATGTCGTCACCTCAGAGCATCAACAATACTTGCAAGTCATCTTCTTCGGCAGAGAACGTGATTCGACCACCAGCGGACGCAGACATGCCCACGAAGATCGGAGTGCAATACGCCTCCACCACCGCAGGTACAACGACAACCTCTTCCTCAACTTCGACGACAACTGCTTCAACTTTCTTGCGTGGCTTCGGCCTGCGATACGGATACGGCTGACCACCACCAGTGGGCTCAGGCTCCGGTTGCGGTTGAGGCGTGACCGTCCCGACCGCCGACGCAGTCAATCCACCCAACCCGGCAGAGGCCGTACCAATCTCCGACGCCACACCCACCGCAGACGCATCCACACCACCCAGAACAGCCGTCGCCGAACCAACCACCGTCAGAGTGCCAGTAGCACTCGATGACGCTTCTCCGAGCCCCGCAGACGCCGATGCGACGATTGTGACGACACCGACCGCCGAGGCAATCGACCCGCCCAAGGCAGCCGAAGCATCACCATCAACGGTGACCTCAACATCGCTGACCTCGGCAACCAACTCGCCCAGCGGAGCTGCAGCAACACCCGACACGACTGGCGTCACCGTCCCGGTTGCCGACGCAGTCAACCCACCGAGGCTTGATGCACCCGTGCCAGTGGTCGTGAACGTCGTGCCGTCCAGAACACCGTTGCCGTCAAGCGTTGAGGTGTCGAGGACGAACGCTGGTGATGGGCCGCCTAGCCCGACGTCAGCGTCGTCGAGTTCCGACTGGTCGAGGAAGAACCGTGTGACCACGGGTGCCTACTAGGAGGCGATCGTCAGTGAGACGGTGAGTGACCCTGATGCGATGGTGAACGTGTCGCCCGCGGTGTAGGCGTTGGCGGTGACAGTTCCGGAGAAGAGGAAGTTCCCGGCTGAGATGTTGTCCCATGAGGTGAAGTGTGTGGCGTCTTGCGACCCGGCGATGTTCGTCCAGGTGAGTGCGGCATCAGATGTGAGCGTGCCAGATGACGCTGCCGAGAACGACGCTTCTTTGCGTGTCGTTTCGGTTGCCGCATTCGCTGTACCCGCTGCGCCCGGATCACCGACATGCAGTTTTACATACACGGCGGCCACAGCGAAAGTGTCATTGTTGCCCAAGGCATCAAGCCACTGGTCTGCGAGATAGGAGCTGATTCCCGTTGCCATTACTGCTCCGGCCTTTCCGTGATGTGCAGGATTCGACCATCAGCGTCACGCTCAACCGTGCGAACGACGGTGCGCTGCTCTGGGACGTTGACGTTCACGACTGTCTCAGGGACGTTGACGACTGGTGCGTCAACGCGAACCGATGGTGGTGAGACGTGGATGATTTGTTCCGGCATGTTCAGATTCAACTCACGAGTACCAGCGTCATACACCGTTGCTGGTGCGATTGGGTTGATGGATGCCACCGGTTGTAGGGCCGACGATGGGACACCTGTGTGCTCAATCTCGGGCATGTCCAACGCCTTCAACACAGCCGCAGGCTGAAAGCCCGACGAGATGAGACGCTGCGCGATAGCGGACTTGCGATCCAAGTCAGCAAGGTTCGCAGCGGTGATGTCGATGTTCGTGAGCGGTACTCGGTAGACGTCGCCGCCTTCGATGGGTGTCATGTCCTCGAATCGGCGTACATCGTTGACGGACATGTAGCCGTTGTTGAGTCCTGATTGGTAGGAGGCGTTGCGTGCTGCGATGTCGCCACGCAGAAGTCCTGCGGTGGAGAATCGGAGGAACGCACGACCAGCCAACAGCACGCTGTACTCGGACTCGACCTTCGCCAAGATTGGCGTCAACGAGTGAACTAGGAACGACAGGTTGTTGGCTTCCACGGAGGCGTAGCTCATCGCACCGGGTGTGGTCACACCAATCATGGATGGAGGCACACGGAAGATTCGTGCAATCTCCTCCACCGCAAACTGGCGGGACTCGATGAACTGCGAATCGTTCGGGCTGACACCCGTCTTCTCGAACGTCGCACCACCGAACAAGATGCCTGGGCGATGCGAACGACGCAAACCTTTGTGACCATCCTCGAAGGCGTCGACAAGATTCTTGGCTTGTTCACGAGACAGGTTGCCGGGGAACTGGATGATGCCCGAGGTGTTGGAACCTTGGCCGAAGAAACGGGCTGCGAACTCTTCGAGTGCGCGTGCGAGACCGAGATTCTCTTTCACCAAGTCGATGCGGGACTTGCCACGCATCTCACCCGGCAAAGTCAAGTCACGAATGTGGATCATGTCCACATCCTCGATACGGTCACGAGCCTCGTAGACGTAGAAGATGCGACCGTTGTTGTCTCGACGCACCTCAGTGTTCTGAGGATTCAACACCGCCAACGCGAGCACCTCACCGTCCTCGTCACGGATGATGCGAGTGAACGAGTTGCCATTCAACAGCAACGAAACGATGACCTGCTGGAAATGATCCTCTTTGGTGACACCGATGTCCGGTGCGTCAAGCCACGCTGGACGTGGACGATACTGAAGACGCACACCCTCTTGACGGATGTACGCATCGACAGGGAGTGTGGAGATAGTGTCGGCAATCAGCCGGACACACGCATACACCGTTCCGATTTTGAGTGAATCATCCTGCGTGACATACACGCCAGAGTTCGTCGTGAATGTGTATCCGTCACCGAGTGCGAACAGTGATTGGAATGAGACGGCACGGTCTTCGTCATCACCATCACGGCCGAGCAGACGGTCAATTATCACTTGCCGTCATCCTTGGTGATGCGAGCCAAACTCCACGCCGACACAAGCGCAGCCACACCAATGACAGCGAACCCCAATGCTGGAGTCACCAACCATCCTGCAACCACGAAACACACCAATCCGATCAGTTCGAGCACGAGCACCTTCATTCCAACCTCCTATGGTAGTTCACTCAGCCTAATCACACCACGAAGAACCCAGGCTCAGCAACAGGTTCAGGTGTCGTAGTCGCACGATCCGACGCCATCGCTAACGCAATCACCGCGTCAATCTTGCGTTTCGACTTACCCTTTGACAACGTCCACCCGCTGTCTTTCATCTTCTGCGCAGCCGACAACACCTGATCCGAAAAGATTGGATTCCCATCGTGCGCAAGTTTCTGATTCACGATGAGGTCGTACAGATTCCCGCACGCAGGAACCATCCGTTGCGGAGACTGCGGATACTCCACCATCGGAAACCCATCCTCAGCCAACGCCTCAGCCGTGCGTTGAAAGAACGCAGGGTCATACGCAATCTCCTGCAAGTCATACTGCTGCGCAATCTCACGCAGATACGACTCCACCGCAGACACATCCAACAC